TAGACTCAAAGTAGTCTTTATTTTCAACTGATTTTGAGGTTGAAATTGATTTTTCTAAGTATTTTATCCTTCTTCTAATTGCAGGTATTTCTAATAGTTTTTCGAATTGGTTGTTTAAACCTAATAACTGTACTAGGTGTGAGTACGCGTCGGCATGTCTGACTTCAGATTCTGCGAATGTTGCTCCGACATTACCAATTTCAGGTTTAGGCATTCTTTTGTAAATGTCTCCCCAAAATGTCTTTACGGCAACTTCTATCTGTGATATCGCTAACATAGCCCTTTCAACTGCAGACTTTTCTTCTGTAGTTAAATGAACTTTATAATCTTGTATATCTGAAGTAAAATTAAATTCAGTGTGAACCCAATAAGAATGTCTTATAGCGTCTACGTATTCATTTAAATTTGGGTATTCATATGGTTTTAGATTTATCCTCTTAGAGAATATATTTGGCATGTTGTTAGAACGGTAAATAATATACTCTTTAGCAACTAAATTTAACCCATTATCCATGAGTTTATTTTCCACCATATCATGTATTTCATCTACGTGTGGAACTTTATCTTTATGATTTCTAAAAATAGCCTTTGTTGTAATTCTGGCAATTTTTTCTGCCATTTCTTCATCAATATTTCCAACACTATTCATAGCCTTTAGTACCGCCTTTTCAATTTTATCGACCATATAAGGTACTTTATTTCCACTTCTTTTTACGACAAAACGCATGTCATTATCCACTTTAGTTGTTAAATTCTCCATTATTTACGATTTAAAATTATAATTTATCCTCCTTTTGTTTTCTTTTGTTAAGGAGTTCTTTAATTCTTTCCTTATTTCTTTCTTCTTTTTTTTCTTCAAGACCAAGGAACGTTACACTCTGTTCAGTATCTATCACCAACATCTCATTATCAAACTTACAATTTTCGAATACTATACCATCTTTTCCAATACGAGACTTAGTAATTGCTATTGTTGCGAGATTCATTTCTTTTTGTTGTAAAGACTTAGCTACCGATATGATTACATGACCTACTTGGGCCTTTTTAATTGAACCACCCATTTGGTCTGTAGTAACAACATCAGAGGATATAGAACTTCTATTTCCTTGTGTTGCTGTCCAACCTACTAAATTTAGTTCATGGCACATAGCTTCGAATCCTCTCATGACGGAACCTTCACTTTTCCATTCGTCACCTAAATTTTTATCGGGTACAATACAATCAATATAATCTAACACCACCATGTCTATTTTATTACCTTCAGCCATCATTTTACGAATTTGATTTTTTATCTGATTCATGGTTAACGTATCTGATGGTAATTTTTTTAGGATTAGTTTATTACTGGTGTTTTCCCTTATATCTTTAACTTTTTCTAAAACTTTGTCTTTATGTATAGACAATAAATCGGGAGCTATTTCAGTCCAAAGAGTAAAATGTTTTCTTTGTATAATTTTAGGATTATCCTCAAAAAAAACTTGAAGTATGTTATATCCCAAATTAAATGCGTGGTTAGAAATTTTAGTTAGGAGGGTAGATTTTCCAACTCCCGTAGGTGCCAAAATAACTCCTATTTCTCCTTTCGCCATACCTCCTTTCAAAAGGTTGTCAATACCTGGTATACCCATGGGTATTGGATGTCTAAAATCTTCTTCTAAAACATCGTCTAAGTTAGCAAACACATCTGCAGTTCCGGTGTCTATCTCACCAACTTGTAATGCTTCTCTAACCATTTCCTCCAAATGGTCATAAGATTCAAAGTCACCTTTATCAATAATTTTTTGTGCTCTTCCCATGACTTTTTGAAGTTCCTGTTGTTTACAGAACTTTAAAGCCTTCTCTTGTACAAAAGTATTCCCTTCTTCAGGTGATTCTTTAATCTGTTCAACAGTATCTAAAGTCATTTTTTGAGCCATCGGTGAGGTCAACTCGGACTTAATTAACTGTTCTAGTGTGTTATATGAAGGTGTGTGTTCATACTTTTGATAGTACTCTTTGATTATTTGCATAATCAACTTAAAGTACTGATTATCAAAGTATTTAGATTCAATAACATCTACAATAGAAGAAGCAAAATCTTTGTATACAATAATATTATTAATAAGTTGTATCTGAAATGTATTACCTAAATACCCAAAATTTTTTTCCTTCGACATATTTTATAATTATAATAGAGTGTCTAAATAAATATACTCAATTTAGTGTATATTCTTGATAATCGTATGTCAATTTGTCATTTGAAAAAGCGTCACTTAAACTCTTTAAAACTGACTTTAGATGAGGTCTAACATCTACAGTATATCTTATTTTAGGTGGGTACAATTTACCATCCCAAATCCTATGATATAAAACATTATCATCTTTCTTTATAAAGATGTTAAAATACTCATCACCGTCAGTCATAGAAGTTTCAAGTATACCTGAATCTTCATATATCTGAAACTTATTGTCTAACATGTAAACAAGAGTTTTCATTTTTAAGTCATGGTGAATATCTATTTCTATGTTTTTTACAACATCTGTAAGTTCTAAACTTTTGTGAGCTTGTTCATTATAATTTTTTACATTAAAAAATCTCTGTACTATAATGTTGTCATTCAATGTCAACAAGAATTCCATCTTTGTCATGTCTATCCTATCTTTCTTCATAATTTAATTTTTAAAGTTATTTTTTTGTTTTTTTAAATCTTCTTTTTTCTTTTCTTGTTAGTTTCATAAAGGGTGTTAGAAAATACACCCAAGCGTTATCTGTTTTTGGTAAATATTTGAATAATCCATCATCTATCATCATTCTCATTAGGTTTTGATATCCCCTTCCCTCAGGGTCTATATCTTCTTCATAGTAAAGTTGGACAAGTTCCTTTGCTTCTTCTGTTAATAAGGGTTGTGAGAGGTCTACGAGTTGTTTGTTAATATCATAAAACTCTTCCCCATATACCCCTCTCTTTGTCTTTCCTGATAGTAAGTTTTGTAATGCTCTGATGTCTTTATCATTCTCGTGTAATTTTTCACCTTTTTGTAAAATATCGTTAACAGAAACTACAGAGTCAATTATCTCAGGGAAAAGTTTTAAGAAAGTCTTTTCACCAAAGTAATAGATACCATCAATATTATCTGATTTATCTCCAGATATAATCTTAAAGGTACTAACATTTTGGTGAGGGATATAGATGTCCTTTAATTTAACTTTATCTCCAAACTTAATCATTTCTTTCTGAGACGGAGAGTAGACCTGCACAGACTCTGAAATGAGTTGTGTGAGGTCTTTATCCGCAGAGAATATGGTTTTGTGTTCGTCTAAAGAGATTTGACAATAGTAGGCAATCATATCATCAGACTCGTTACCATCTACCACCACCTGACGAATAAACATCTCCTCAAGGTATTGTTTAACTCTACCCATCTGCCAATCATATGATTGTTTTTGAATATCATTCAATCTGTTATACCTTCGGTTTTCTTTATACTCAGCAAATATTCTTTTTCTCTGTATAGAATTATTCTCACCGTCCCAAAAAACAATAACCTTATCGTAATTGTAGTCATCAATGAATCTACGAATAGTATTCATAAAGTGGTATATACCACCAATGTGATTACCTTTGTGGTAATACTCCCGAACTCCATGATACCCAATCTTGAAAAGGTTATTCCCGTCTACTAATAAAGTTTTGGTCACACCATAAAATTAAAAGGTTACACTATCTTCTTCTAACTTAAAATCACTACCCGTACCGATAATATCTTTCCAATACTCCGAGTTTTCCGATTTGTATTGTTCAATAGATTTTTTTTCCTCCGTAGAATCTTTTCCTGATAAGAATCCGTGAGCGGTAACAAGAATTCTACCATCTTCATATCCTAACCCATTAATGTGGTTTTTCATAACTGACACTCTGGTACGAGTCGCAAACTTTACTTTTCTTTTGTCTTTTACCGCGGTAATCTTTGTGGTTCCAGCCCCTTTTTGATTCCCAAACAAAAAAACCAAAGATGAGTTTAACCAAATAGCTTCCCCACCTTTTGCTTTAATTTTCGGTTGACCGAAGGGGTTGTCAGGGAGTTCCACCCACGGTTGGTTGACAATAACCAAGGTGTTTTCATGTTTAGAATCCGACCTACGTGAACCTGAAATTCTTTGATTAATTCCCATACCTATCTTATCAGCAAGAACTGCTGCGTTGTGTTGTTTACCTCCCTTACCATCATAAGTCATTTTACAAGGTACAGAGCCAACAGAATCCCACAAGAACAGTAGGTCGTAATCTAAATCCCCTTTACTTTGTGCGTCCAACAATTCATTAATAAAGTCAGTAATCTGTTCAATATATTCAAAATTGTTGTTAAATAGGAAGAATCCGTCCCAGTCTAATTCTCCTGTTTCTTCATCAACCACTTCTTCACACTCAAAACCCATAAGTTTTGCGTGGTCAAATGACCATTTTTGTTCTGTAATGATAAACACAGGAAGGATACCCTTTTTTTGAGCATCAACCGCAGCTTTAACAAGTGCAGTAGTTTTGCCTGTGTCCGAGTGACCCAAGAACATATTCAAATGTCCCATAGCCGGACCGGGTACACCAACCGCATCCAAAAATTCAGTTCCCAAGTCGTAAAATCTTTGGGGTTTGAATTTTGCTGAAGAAGAAAATTTCTTCTTTATATCTTTAAAGTTTTTTTTCTTAATTGCCATAATTTAAAATATAAAAGATGGGGGGATAGTAACGTCCCCCCATCTGTAATTTTGGTTTGTTAGAAAGGAAGGTCTTCGTCAACCTTCATCTTAGATTGTGTATCTTCAACAGTTTCAGTAACCACTTCTTTCTTTGAACCTCCTCCGATTGTTTCGGTTTCATCCCCATCACCATATACAAACTTTTTAAGTTCAGAGTCCCATACAGGTGTTTCACCACGAGCAACTGCTTCAAGGTACTCTACAGGTCTTTGTGCATAAACATCAGACCATGTCATCTCATCTTCTATCCATTCCTTCATTTGGTCATTGTCTTCACTTAGTGGAGTTGGGTCGTCATACATAATAGTTTGAACAACTGTGTACTCAATACCTGAATTAGTCTTAGACTTAGACAATTCAATAATTAAATCTCGACCTTCACTATCATCGGTAATATCTCCCTTTGCCCTCCAAATAGGAATGATTTTATCCAAAATACCTTCTTGCTTATAGTTGTCTTTAAATCTCCAAAACTTAACACCGTCTTCTTCATTGTCTCGGTCAACAACTTTTACAATGTAAAACTTACGAGGACGATATTGCATTGCGAGTTTCTTATCTGACTCCTTACCTGTGGATATTAATTCTTCATAAACTTCAGTTAAAGGTGAACGTTCACCGTCATTTTTACCTGGGTCATACAATTTAACCCACTTACCGTCGACTTGAACTTCGTGGAACCATACTTCTTTAAAAGGTGATGAACCGTCAGATGTTGGTAGAATACGAATTTTTGATTGTCCCGATTTTGTTCCTTTAGGGAGATACGTTGTAAAGTACTTCTTTAAACGTTGCTCTTGTGTCATTCCGTCTCCGTTACCGCGAGACTCTGTGTTTTTTTCGTACTGTGATAGTACTGCGTCGAGTGCATTTGCCATTTTTTGTTTTTCTTTTATTCGTTAAATTTATCTGTTACTCAAAATAAATAATAACGAAGAAAAACACTAAGTCAAATAAAAATTTTAGAATTCTTCGTCTTTAAAAGGTGCGTCAAATGATTTTTTAATGTCACTTTCAGAGTAGTTTTCTACATTTTCATCCGTTAAAACGTATTCATTTTTTCCTGTCTGTTCAAACTCACCCTGTTTATCCGTGAAAAAATCTGTGAGTTTTTGATTATAAGGATAACTATCTAAACTTCTTAATTGTAATTTTTCTTCAGGAGTCTTTTGTCTGTATTTTTCTACCTTAGTTTCTAAATCATTAATTTTATTTAATATATTGTCCATTTCTCCTAATTTAGAAGTTAAATCTTCTAACTTACTAAACATAGTCTCCATATATTCATCTTGTTTTTCTGAAATATCTTTTTGAGTTGTAACTAATTCAGTAACATCCAATTCTTCAGTTCCTGTTTCTCCCATACCTAAATCTTCTGTACTATCAATACCTTCATCATCTACAACCTCGACATCAGGGTCTGTTTCAATATCTATAGGTTCAGGAACTTTATCTACTCCTGTATCTCCTTCTTCAGTTCCTTCATCAGGTAATAGTGGTAACTCATCACCTACCTCAGCATCTTCTTCTGGTGTTGGTAGTTCAGGTTCTTCTTGTTCTAAAATATAGTTATTTATATTTTTATATCTTTCTATTTCAGATATTATTTTTTTATCTACAGACATGTTGTTAAATTTTAACCGTTTAATAAAGTTTTTACCCCATGTTTAGTTTCAACTTTCATGGTTTTATTTACTCTCATAGTGTTATCAACTCTTTCTATTAAACCATCTCTCATTCTAACAGTGTAACAATCTCCTGTGTCTAAATCACATACTTCTTTATAACCATTTCCGTTATCTTTTTCTGTTATTCTACTGTCTTTATTCAAGTAATCGTCTAATAATTTTTTAATATTCATTTTTACACTTTTTATATAAATATATCACAACGTAGAAAATAACCCTAATTATGATACTTTGTTTATTACTGATTCGAAGATAACAACCCACCTATCAAATTCTTTTTTGTACTCAGTGTTGTCATTGACTTTAGTATTTACTATTTCATAAACTTGAGGTGCTGATAAATTAGTCATTGGGATTCTATCATATATTTGTGCCATATATAACGTAGCTAGACTTTTAGGTGTTGGGTCTGTCGTAGTTGTCTGAGCAATTCTATCTTTTAGTTGTCGTATCCAAGAACCTCCATATCTTTCAAATGTCGCGACCATATAATCTAAACACTGTCCGATACTATCAAATGATGCTAAAGCATATATTTTACCATCACTATCTACACATGTTTGTGAACCAAAATAATCTGACCTATTTTCAGGTGTTATTTTTTTATTAGTTGGTAATGCGATTAAATTGTTATTATAACAATTCTGTCTAACATCGGTATTAAGTGTTGATATACCATATAAAAATACTTTAATGTCTATATCTGTGTTTGGACTGCTATTTAAATAAGTTATAACATCATTAGCCCTTATCGGTGTTTGAAGTAAATCTGTAAATGGTTTGTCTCCATAGGCTGTTAATGATTTACATTTTTCTTCACCCGCCTTTAATGTTTTATCAGGATTAGATAAAATCATAGCATTTATACTACTCCCTGTTATTCCATTTGTTGATTGTTGTTTTAACTTCTTTTCAAGTTTTAATAATATATCTCTATTTATACTTGCAACTAACTTATCAGGCATTTGTAACGAATTTTTTGGAATCCTAACACCATCAAAATTTGTAGTAAATCCTCTATTTGAAATGTTGTGACTCACATTCATTATTAAATATGGTCCATAAAATAACGGTACGTTAGTTAAGTTAAAATACATTGTAGGTTGAATCATGGCATTTCCTAATGATTGTATCTGGCACGTGTAACTTCTTGTTTTATAAAACTGATAAAATGATTGTGATTGTTGTGCAACTTTTTGTCCTTAAGCTTGTGAACCCAAATCTTCAAGTACCAAAAAGGTAGGTCCAATATTTTTGTGTTGGTTCATATCAACCGATATAGAGCTAAATATCCCTTGATTTCTTTTACCAAAATCTACTTGGAATCCAACACAAGCATTACTATCTGAATAGTTTGTTTTGTTTTGTTGATTTTCTTTTAATGGACAGGTTGATGGTATAGTAATATCGAATGAGTCGTCTCCTTTTCTACTATTATTATTGTTATTCATATTTAAACTAGAAGATGGTTCTCCCACATAAACACCTAACATTCTAGGTCTACTATCTCTTGTGTCTACCTCCATAAATGTACCAAACAAATCATTAGGTATGTCTTGTGGTATCGGTTCCCCTTCTTTTACACGTTCATTTCTACCATAAAAATTAGTGTAAGCTGGAGTTGGTATAAATACAAAGTTATTTTCTTCGTATATGTCACCTAATAATGAATATAGTGAAGTTACTTTTCTTCTGTTTTTAATAAAACTTATTAAACTTGTTATATCAATAATAATCTTATCACCAACAGGTCTGTTAGCCCTATCTAAAAATAAAAAATCTTCAAATATAGTCCTTGTTTTAAAGTCTTGCCCTGCAACCCATTTATCATTCATTGCTTGGAAAGTTTTCCAAAGTTCTAATTTTACTACATTACCGTCTAATTTAGATGAATAACTTGTTTCTTCTGTTATAGCGACTGACTTTAGTTTCCTATTAGCATTAATAAAAATATGGTTTAACATATTAGTTTGAAACTCTTGTTGTTCGTTTAAAAACTGATTTATGTTATTTATAAATTCTTGTTTTGCTATATTAATGTTGTTTTTCTTTTGTCCCGCATAAATTTTTATTAATGGTGCTAATAACTCAACATTACCTTCACTAAACTCAAATTCCATATCGACAAAAAAATCAGTCAAGTATGAACCATTATCTGAATACATAATATTTTCTTCAGAAAAATCTCCAACATACTCATACATCGCTCTCCAAGCGTCGGGATATGTATTTATACTATCTTGTAAGGTCGTTGTTCCTCCACTAGTTGGTAAGGAATTGATTATATAGTTACCAAAATTTATAGGGTCTATTACTTTATATTCATCGTTGTCGGTTAGTGAACCATATATTCTTGTATCAAATTTACGACTTCGTCTTTTAAATAAATTTCCTGATGTTTAAACTTAAATTTATTAAATTGATTTTTACTTATATTTTTTATATCTGTATCAAAATCACCTGTTAAGTTTGGTTTATCTGTTATTAATATTGATTGTATAATTTTATGTAAATTAATTTCAGTCTTTACATCAATACTACTATATGGGTTTTGTTGACCCTGATAAATAGCCCTAAGTGAGTTATATTCTGAACTAGGTATCTCCCCGTTTGGATACTGTCCTTTTACTTCGTCACTTTCTAAAAACTCTTCAAACGTTGTTTGTCCTCTATTAATAAAATTAATATCAAATTTAGATGGTACTTCACAAAAGTTTAAAAATATCTCTTCGAAGTTATCTAACATTTCTTTAGTAAAAACTCCGAATATATCTTCGATTGAAGAGTATGTTACCGATGTGTTATTTCCTAAATTAAATGACTGTTTATTTGTTGTTGTAGGGTCTATATATTTCAAGTATTGTTCAGGTGTAGGTCTGTCAACTAACTCATTCGAAAAATACCCGTAATTACTAGCCGACCATAACGACCTAACCCCTCCATTATATACCGAACTATTTTGTACTAAATCTTGTGTTAGTTTTCCACTTTCTGTTATTGTTTCAAATTTAGATTGATTAAATTTAACATCACCGAATGAAGGTATTATTAATACTTTATCATTCTCACTATCTTGAAAATCTGTGTTATTTTTTGTTTCAATAAATTGTGTCCAACTACACATTGTATATTTTTCAAGGTCTCTTTCAGCCTCAAATGTTCCTTTAGTCGTTCTTCCAATTTTTAGATTTTTTTCAGATTGTGCGGTTTGTATATCAATAGAAGTGTACCCCGTAAGTAAATCTACTTTATTAACATAATAATAGACATCGTTTATTACTTTAGGGTAAAAACCATTTTGCATTAAATCCTGTGTTTCTGTTACCGTCTGAAATAATGGGACTGGAGGTATAAATTCTTGTCCTAAATCTATCTGATATTGTTGTATAGTATTTTTGTGTTGTTGTATTTCAACATCCGTATTATCATAATTTTTAAAATTATATTTTTTTGTTACATTTTGTGTGTTTGGGTCGTAGGCGTTTACATAATCAAAGTCTTCCCATATACCATCTAAAATGTCTATATTATCATTTTTATGCCTTTTGTATCTGTGCCATATTGCACCGTATTTTGCAATCCATAGTGTTGGTAGTTTATGTATTGAGGCGTATTTGTTTAATGTTGCAAAAATATAATTTAAGTTAGTTTCAGCCCCATTGGTGAAGTTTTTAAATTTTTCTCTGAGTGTTGATAGTGGTAATGAGTTTAAGTAAATGTACCCTAAACCAACATATGGATTTACAACATTATTCTTTTCATTTTCAACTCCTTTTAAAATTGAGTTTATGAAATATGGTGTGTTTATAAGTGAAGTGGTTTGTTTACTTGTTAGATTATTTACTGTTGTATTATAGTTTCTTCCGTAATCAATAAAAGACTCTGTTAACATCATTTTATCATCAGTTTTATTTTCATAATAATTGATGATAATTGTATTTGTTTCAAAATTTACTGTTTGATTATTTTGGATATTATTTTCTAAGTTTGGGTTGTCTTGTGCCGGTGATTCTGAATTTTCGTTTGTCCATCCAAAATATGTAAAAGGTTTTTTTGCATATTCTAAATCACTATCCGAAGGTTCACCAAATGAAGCGATAGTTTTTTTAT